GATATAGAATCAACCGAAATTTCAATTAATAACCTAGTAAGGTTAGGGGTTTTAAATGAAACTTTTGACATGTCTTACTTAACAAAAAAAGGAATTTTATAATAAGTTTTATGCTCCTCAGTTTTTAAATCACTTTAATAAGATTATAGAAAAACAAAGATTTGTTTCGGGATTAGAATTTGTTAAAAGAATGTTAAAGTCAGGACACAACCTAGAAACAATAAGTAAATTTCTGGCATTGAATTTGAATATTAAAGTTACATTACAGCCCTGGGTAATAGACATCAAAAAAGGCTCAATTAGTTTGTCCGCCTATGGTAAAGCTTTTGTAAAAACCTGTATTAACTAAACGGAGATTTTAAAATTTTCTCCACTTTTACAGCATGCATAGCATTTCTAATCTCTTCCGCCAAGATGACGATTAGGAGTGCTATTTTTATTATTCTTAGTCTATTCATTCTTTTTCTCTCCTTTCAACATTTTATTGAGCCTCTCATCAACTTTTATCCACGAGTCATGCAAGTGATATTTATCATCAAACGACTTAACACCAATTGCATGTTGCTCGTTGTGATGTTCGCGACATAACGCTAATACATGTTTGTCGTAGTGATTCATCTTGTTTCTGTTCATGCCTCTACCTACTGCTTCGTAATGTGCTAAGTCAGCGTGAGGCTTTCCGCATATTACACAGTTGCGGTTAACAGTTGACCAGTATAAGAATGATTTATCTCGTTTCAGTAGATTACTCGTTTTGTAGCTAAGTGGTATGTCATTGTAGAACGTCCAGTCAAGCGTTGCTTCAATGATTTGACTTGCTTGTGTTCTCGTACAATTACTTAGTGAAATACGTTCATCATAGCCGTAGTAAGTCCTTACATACTCGATGAACATATGTCGCATATAGTCCATTGGTTGACCTGTATATTCTTCTATGTCTTTGACAAGCGCGAATATTTTTCGTCGTTGCTTGCCGGTAATTCGAAACGGATCTATGACGCTCACATCGACTTCCACATCAAACCCGTTATCAAGTAGTAATGTTTCTTTATTACCTAATTCAACACCCGAGATGACAACTGTTGTTGTACCGTCATCTTGAGTGATATAACTAGTAATTATTGGCATCTAATCATTCCAATCAGAACGGTAAGTCATCATCAATAATCGCAGTGGTATTATCAAAAGGATTATTACCAGTTTGAGTTTGTCTTTGTTGATGATAATTGTTGTTTGGTTGTTGGTTGTTATTCTTCGGTTCTAAGAATTGAACACTGTCCGCTACTACTTCTGTGACAAATACACGTTGCCCGTCTTTGTTTTCATAACTGCGTGATTGTAAACGTCCATCAACGCCAGCCAATGACCCTTTGGATAAATAATTATTTACATTTTCTGCTTGTTTTCTAAAAGTTACACAGTTAATAAAGTCTGCCTCACGTTCTCCTTGAGCGTTAGTAAATGTTCTGTTAACTGCGATAGTGAAAGTGGAACACTCACACCATTTGGCGTTGTTTTATATTCTGGATCTTTTGTTAAGCGTCCTACTAATACTGTTCTATTAACATTATTGTTTCTCCTCACTATCCAATTGTTTTAATCCTGCATCTAATTTTTGGTGTGCTTCTGCGATTTGTTTTTGACTTAATTTATTAATGTTAGATATTTTTAGCCATCTCATCGTTTTATCGATAGTTGCATCTCGCCCTTTTTCTTGAGATAAGTTCACGAACTGATTGATACGCTCTTCTAATTCTGTAATATCGTTGTCACTTGCACTTGGTAGTTCCTCGCCGTTGTAGATATATAAGCCTAAACCGTGTAAAGCCGAAGCTTTAACAAAACATCGTTTTTGCGCTTTGTTAATATCGAAAGTTGTTGCACTACCTTTAGCAAGCGATTTATTTCTAAAGTCCAATACTGGAAGCCACTCAGTCTCTGTACTATCTTTCACAGTCACAGATACCTGTACAAAATAGCCTTCTGGTGTAGCCAAATAAGGTACAAAATAATTTTCTGTGTTAATATCTGGATGTGGAAACTCGTGTACTTTTACTGTGTAGTTTGGGTCAATCTTTTTCAGCTCTTGGTGTGCATATGACCATGCTAGATAAGTTAATCCATTTTTTTGTTCTGTATGATCATTCACGTTTTTACTGTTCAACTGTTCAAATAATGTTTGTTCAGTCATGTTCTACCTCCTCGTACTCAATAGTTTCTGTCACTGTTTTCTTGATTGCTTTGTGCTTAGACATATCAATAACAGTTTTGTCTAGTCCGTCGAATTCTCTTGCGTCTCGCATATCAGTTGAATACTTCACTGTGTCGTTCACTTCGGTTGGTCGGTTTGTAATAAATAGATTTTCATCTTTATGCTTGATTAGATAAGTTACAGTCTGCTTCATAGTGACCTCCTACCATCTCATGACTAAGTTAATTAGTCTGTCCTGTTCGTCTGTGTTCTCTTCAATCCATTCATCTATTGCTTGGTTGAATAATTCTGATGCCATATCTAAGTCATTCTCATCTACGACATAAGCATGTTTAATTGGTACGTTGTTCATATCTTTAACTTGTATTGATATGCCCATATGACCTTTTAAAATGAATAGCTTAAAATCGAATCCGTTAACATGAATATTTTTGCGTATGATTTCGCCTATTTCGTAATACATCTTGACTTCCTCCGTTTTTCGTTTTATATTGAACATGAATTTTTTCTTAAGTGTTTGATACTGTTACTTGCTCCAACAAGTAGCAGTTTTTTTATTCTTTGAAAAAGCATTCTTTGTAGTACATGAATGTTGCGATACTTGCGAATACCGCAATTGACCATGCTGTAGTGAAGTATAGAAACGGCATAAGTACAATCGCTAAGACTGTGAAGCATAATACTGCTAATAGGTAGCTTTTATAAATGTTACTCATTTTCTTTTTTCTCCTCTTTGGTTGTTTCATCGTTTATCAAACCTTGCATTTCCATTAATTTTTGAGGTATACCAGCTTTTAACTGGATTTCGTATAACATTTGTTGAATGTGTGGTGGCACTTCTACCATTCCTTTCGTGTATAATTTAGTTATCTCCTAGTGAAAGGAGGTGATAAGTATGGAATTTAATGATTTTCAAAATTTCTTTGGTGAACTTAGTAATCAAGCCGAAAAAGAATTCGGTGGTGACAGTGACTTTTTTAGAGATAGAATAAATAAGTTGAAAGAAGATGCTCCTGAAAACGTATCTTACGAAATTATTTATTCAATAGCTTTATACGAAAGCTTAAAAGCTCAACAAGATATGAAAATTTTGAATACAGTTAAATATCTTTTAAATCGTGACTAGCAATATCCAACAATGATTTGCTCTGAGCATTATTAATTTTTGGATAATCAAAATTTCTAAGTTTAAATCTTGTGTTTTTCTCAATCTTCCAAACCTTCCAAGTCGCAACTGCCATTGTGATGAGGAAGGTTGTTTTGTATAGTGTGTTCATTTGTTTATGCTCCTTTCGTGTATAATGTTGTTTAAGAGGTGCATTGCTCGGGTTATAGTACTTTAAATTCAACACCGTCTATTTGAACGAACAGATTATCTAAGTCAGGTATTTTCTTTTTATATAAATCAAACCTTGATTTGATATCTGCTAATAAATAATGTTCCAAATTCCCAATTGATAATAGTCGTCTATTACCTTCTTCGTCATAGTAGTAATAGATGACTTTTTTGTTTTGAGCTTGCATTGTTCGTTCCTCCTGTTAAGCAGTTACGTTAGCTTCATAACCGAATTCAGTCATGATTTCATGTATTTTCAATCTGCCTTTTTGTGTCCATCTAGTTTGTAAAACTGTGTCTTCTCTACCGTCAGAGCGTACAATTGCTATAGTGTCTGATTCTGTGTAACTCTTGCCCATGTGTTCTGAGTAAAGCACCCACTGTTTATTTACTTTTCGTTGTAATCTAGCTTCGTGTAGTAGTTTGTTTAACTTTTGTGCTGATATACCGTAGTCTGCCGCGATTTGAGTTGTAGCTAATGTGCCAGTTGATTTTAAGATTTCATCAACATAATCTGCTTTGGGTTTTAGCTCTCCGATTTCTTGTTGTAAAAGTAAGTTTTGCTCTTTTTCTTTCTTATACTCAGTCAACACTGTAATGATGTAGTCTGGATCTTTTAATGTTTGTTCAATTACATTGTCTGTTGCGTAGATACCGTGTTTGCGAATAGCTGGTAGGACATCTGATGTTACCCAGCGTTTGAATTTTCTAGCGGTTTCTCTAATTTTTTCGTTTTTGCTTTGTTTAGAAGCATCGAAGATTAGACTGTATAATCCTGATTCGTTGATAATGATCATATTTCTGTTTTGACCTGATGCACTAAATTGGTGCGTCAGCTTGTCCTCGCTATCAACATGATTTCTAATGGCATTGTCTGCTCTTGCATATCCTAAAATCTCAGCAATATCTTTTCCTACAAAATAAGGTTCGTTTTCAATTTCTACTGTTCTTACTGGTAGCTCTTTAAAATTAAATGTTTGTAATGCTTGCATTGTTCGTTCCTCCTTTTAAGATGTTTGTACAGTTTTATGTACATTTTGTTCAAAAAAATATCTACCTACTTTTGTTGGTGGGATTTCTAATAATTCACAGATTCGTTTTATTTCCCATTGTGTGAATAAATTTTTTCCTTGCAACTTGTGATTAATAGATGTCCTTGAAATAGGGATTGCGTTCGCTAAAGAACTTTGGCTATATCTATACTCTGCCATTCTTTCGTACAGCAAACTATAATCGAAATTGTATATCATAAACTCACCTCCCTTCTTGTTCGGTTTTCTGTACAAATCAATTAAAACACCTTTGTTTAAATAAGTCAACACATAAAATACATTTTTCTGTACAACATTTGTTAAAAATTATTGATAATCGTCATTGTACGTAGTATTATATTCTTATGAGGTGTTAAGAAATATGAACAGTTTTAAGGATAGATTAAAGCAAATTATGTCTGAACGGAAGATATCTCAATCAGAGCTATCAAGAAGGACTGGTATTGGCAGAAACTCAATTAGCGATTATTTAAATGGAAAATATGAAGCGAAACAAGACAAAGTCTTTGAACTAGCAAAGGCTTTAAACGTTAACGAAGCGTGGCTTATGGGTTTTGATATTTCTAAGAATAGAAAAATTGAAAATAACGACATCGCTTCCATATACAGTAAACTCACGCCTCCAAGACAAAAAAATGTGCTTAACTATGCAAACGAGCAATTAGATGAACAGAATAAAGTCACTTCTATAGATGAATATAAAGAGTCTAAACTAGTATCGTATATTGCATGTGGTGCAACTGGTGCTGGCATAGGAGAAGAATTATATGATGACATATTGCATGAAGAAGTATTTTTTAAAGAAGACGAAACGCCATCAAATGCTGATTTTTGTATTTTAGTTAATGGTGATTCAATGGAACCTATGTTAAAACAAGGAACATACGCTTTTATTAAGAAAGAAGATTCTATTAAAGATGGTACAATTGCACTCGTTGTATTAGATGGAGTAAGTCTTATCAAGCGTGTAGATATATGCGAAGACTATATTAATTTGGTATCTCTAAATCCGAAGTATGATGATATCAAAGTCGCTTCGTTTAGTAATATTAAAGTAATGGGCAAAGTTGTATTGTGATTAATAGCGCCTATATGGCACTTTAATATAAAAGACGTCTATTTCATCAGTGTTTAAAAGGAGTTTATAATGAAAATAACTAATTGCAAAATAAAAAAAGAAACTATAGTATATGAAGTTTTAACTAGTGGTAATCAACCATTCACTTATGAGTTACCTAAAGATTTATCGTCACATAATGCGCGTAAATACTTGGAATTTATTTCACAAAAAATAGATGGCGATAAGTTAAATTAATTCAAAGAATAAAGTAACTTCATAAAGAGTACGAAGAAAACGATCTAATGACCGAACTTATTCTTGAATATTTAGTAAAAAAGTATGTTGAAGAAGAATATAGGAAATAAGCTCCTATACGGCGCTTTAACATAAAAAGTAAAGGAGAAATAAAAAATTATGGAATCATATGAAGAAATTGAGCATATACACATTAACACTGGTAGAAAAAAACTTACACAAGAACAAATAGAAGAAGCCAAAGCTTTTATAGACAGTCAAGGATTTAAAGATATGATTCGAGAAGCTAAAGAGTCACGTCAAAGAGTTATGGAGTCTAAAATTACCGATAGAACTAAAATGTGATTAATAGCGCCTATGTGGCGTGAGGAGGATGAGGGATGGAAGAGAAACAATACTTATGGAGATATAACGATATAGAAAAAAGAATGAATGAACTTCACAAAAAATATAAAGAATTAGTGGATATATTTTTTGGTGATGTAATAGATAAAAATACTGGATACTTCCCCTTTTATTCCGGTATAAAATATAGCTACGCAGATTTGAATATCAGTTTTTACAGAGGTTTAATTTATATTCACGGTGGGTCAGAAGGCATGCAAGCGAAGAAAATAAATATTTCTGTAGATGATGTTTTAAAAAGAACAGAAAGATCTTTCGAGAAGTTAAGTGAATATATAAAAAGTACTTTCATTTTCGAAAAAGTCATACATGATTTTCAAATGTTTAACTTGAGCGATTTAGCTAGTATATACAACGACGATGCAATTGCGCATTATTATTTTGAAACTCATTCTGACTTATATTTATCAGATAAATCTACAAAAATTTATCGAACACCTAATTCTTTGTTAGAAAACGCAAATGATTTACCGGCTTCTTTAAGAAAATACACTCAATTATTAGAAACAGTTAATGACAAGGATTTTGAAACTCATATAGTTGAAGCTTATGATTGCTTTATGTCTGAAAAAAGGCTAGCTACATCACTACTTTTAGGTAGAGCGCTAGAACTAATGTGTAGGCTGATATTGAACAAGTTTGATAAAGATATAATTAAACAAACACCTGATTACAAGAGGAATATAAGAACATTTTTAAACGAAATGGAAAACAACGATTTAATAGAAGAACATTTAAAACATTCAGTCAAAGCTGCTATTGAACACAGAAACTCTATTATGCATGGTATTAAAATCGAAGAGTACAATTCGATAATTCAAACATTATTTGACGAAATAGCTAAGCTGTCTAATGTATATAAGTCTCTTAATAAACAGTAAGCAAAATCGGATTCTTCATTACATACCGAATATTCATCATAAACACTGACTGCATCTTCTAAGACATTTTTTAAAATTCTAATGTCTTCATTCGTTAAAACTAATTCATTGAAATTATGATTGTTTTTAAATGTCATAACATCACCTACTTTTTATTTTATTATATCACATTTAGTACCTAGTACTAAATTTCGGGTAGCCCGCCTACCCTTATTATTTTTTGCCAATTTTGAGGAGGGAGCACATGAAAGTAGCAATTTATACTAGAGTGAGTACACTTGAACAAAAAGAAAAAGGACACTCTATCGAAGAACAAGAAAGAAAATTAAGAGCTTACAGCGACATAAACGACTGGAAAATTCATAAAGTATATACTGACGCTGGATACTCCGGAGCTAAAAAAGACAGACCCGCTTTACAAGAAATGTTGAATGAAATAGATAATTTTGATTTGGTTTTAGTCTATAAACTAGATCGATTAACTCGAAGTGTTAAAGACTTACTAGAGATACTAGAATTGTTTGAGAATAAAAACGTGTTGTTTAGGAGCGCAACAGAAGTATATGACACAACTTCTGCTATGGGACGTTTGTTCGTAACATTAGTAGGTGCTATGGCAGAGTGGGAGCGTACTACAATTCAAGAGCGTACTGCAATGGGTCGACGCGCATCAGCTAGAAAAGGGTTAGCTAAAACTGTCCCTCCTTTCTATTACGACAGAGTAAATGATAAATTTGTGCCTAATGAATATAAAAAAGTATTACGATTTGCAGTAGAAGAAGCGAAAAAAGGTACTAGTTTAAGAGAAATAACTATAAAATTGAACAACTCTAAATACAAAGCACCCTTAGGTAAAAACTGGCACAGATCAGTTATAGGCAATGCTCTAACGAGTCCGGTAGCTAGAGGTCATCTTGTTTTCGGTGACATATTCGTCGAAAACACCCACGAAGCTATTATAAGTGAAGAAGAATACGAAGAAATAAAATTAAGGATAAGTGAAAAAACTAACTCTACAATCGTAAAACATAACGCTATTTTCAGAAGTAAACTATTATGTCCAAACTGTAACCAGAAATTGACTTTAAACACAGTCAAGCATACGCCTAAAAATAAAGAAGTTTGGTATTCTAAACTATACTTTTGTTCTAACTGCAAAAATACTAAAAATAAAAATGCATGTAACATCGACGAAGGCGAGGTTTTAAAACAATTTTACAATTATCTAAAACAATTTGATTTAACATCATATAAAATCGAAAACCAACCTAAAGAAATAGAAGATGTCGGCATCGATATTGAAAAGTTGCGAAAAGAACGCGCTAGATGTCAAACACTTTTTATAGAAGGTATGATGGATAAGGATGAAGCTTTTCCAATAATAAGTCGTATTGACAAAGAAATACATGAGTATGAAAAGCGCAAGGATAATGATAAGGGTAAGACTTTTAACTATGAGAAGATTAAAAATTTCAAGTATTCATTGCTAAACGGCTGGGAATTAATGGAAGATGAGTTAAAAACTGAATTCATAAAGATGGCAATCAAAAACATTCATTTTGAATATGTAAAAGGAATTAAAGGGAAGCGCCAGAACTCATTGAAGATTACGGGTATAGAGTTTTATTAATTGGAAGTTCGGAATAACTATGCAGATACCTGATACACACTTCCAACAAAAATAACCACACTCCTAAATTAATAGGTGGTGTGGTTTTGTTGATTGTAGGGGTATAAAAATAACCGCATTATTAAAGATACGGTTACTCTGTTATCTGTAAATATAATAGTAGTTTAAAAATTAGTCGTTATTGTTAGTTCTTTTTTTATCTGATTCTTTTGTTTCTCCTAATTCGCAAACAGGACTCCACATAAAAATCAACTCCTTTATATACCATAATGATACTATATTTTCTAGTTTATTTCAATTTTTCAGTTTTTAAAAATGAGTTTCTGTTTTTATTTATACGCTTTTCTGTTTTCTTTTTAAATTTTATCTTTTTGTTATTCCATTCATTGTAAAATTCTATTAAATTAACATAAAATTTTTCATGCCCTATTTTATTTGTTGATGAGATATCAATGTAAAGACTCAATATTGTTTTTAAATAGATTTGATGCAACGACTGATAAACCGTATTACTATCTGCTATGTTATTGGTAAAATGCATAGAAAAATATTCTAATTTATTCATGCAATATATATGGGTTTCATTATACTTCTTAATGAGTGTATTTATACCTTGCAATACGTCATTACTTTTAATAACAATTTCTTTTTCACCTGTCGAAAAAGTCCACTGTTTATCTCCTATATTTTCTTTAATTGTTTTCTTGTTGTCAAATTCTAAAATTATAGCCCGTAAACACTCTTCTTTATAATTCTCGTTCTTGAAAGTACGAAGCAAAATTTTTATAAATTCGGTATTGGTGACTTTTTTATAAGTGTGATATTTTGCAATCTCTTTATCAGTAAAGACTGTTCTTAGTTCGTGATTATCAAAACTTAAATTCATCTTATTCTCTAATTCATTAATTTTATCTTGCAAACCAACATTTTCTAAAATTTTCTTGTTTATCTCCCCTATATCAAAACTCCTTTTCGAAATTAATTTTGAAAACTCGTCTGCCATTTCAACAGCCTTTTCTTTCCTTTTATACCTTTTGTTAAATTTATGAACCACCGTTGCAGCATAATACGATATCCCACCAGATAAAATAGATGATATTATCGGTATGTATATATCACCTTTCATATTTCCACCTCTTTTAACACAATTAAGTATTATGATACACAACTTGCGCAAAAAGATGTAGACAGAACATAATGGCGAACAAAAACAACCACCCAGTAACTAGTATGGGTGGCGTAGCGACTATAACAACTCTATGTTGTTAAGATATATGTATCGAGTGATGACAAGGAAGATGTCTCCTGTGGGACCAACAGTCAGATACATGGCCTCTGCCCGGCTATATAGTTCACTCCTACTATATAAAAGCAATTATAACATAAAAGCACCCCGTAAACTGTTATACGGGAATGCTAAAGTCATATATACTACGGGGAGTAGTATGAAAACTATGCTCTCTATCGCAAGAAAAAACATCCAGTGACATGCTTGGGTGAACAAGGATAGATGTAAATAGTTGATGCATGTGTAACACATCATAACAAAAAACTAGCCCGAAGGCTAGCTATAACATAAAAAAATAGGCAAGTACCGAAGTACCTGCCTGTTATCTACATTTAAATCTTGAGAGAAATGTTAAAAAGTGTATAGGAATATTAACATCCATCCAAATAGTTATTTAATAACTGTAAGATTCCCTATAATTAATGTAGCAAAATTTTTATTCTAAGTAAATACTAAATCGTGCTAAACTTACCAAAACTACTTATTCTATTACCTGCCTTGTCTACCTCTCCTGTCGCTATATAACGACGTTGTCCACTATTAGCAATATAAGTAATCCATCTATAACCATTAATACAATATGCACCGTCATACGTAATTGTTGTGTTGTTGGGTAATACCCCTGTAATTCTTGAATTAGTTGAATAACCGTCTCTTACATTATTACCTTTAACATTAGCTACTGTGTAATTGCCTTGTTCTTTTTTATAAGGGACATTATTCTTATCGAGTGTATAACCTGCTGGCACTGGTGGATTTTTTTTGTTTTTAGCTGATGTTTTAACATTACCAGCTACCAAACCACCTATAGGCTTACCATGAATCGCACCGGCTATTAATTTAGAATACAAGTCATAGTT